AATTCTTGAGAATTCGGTGTCAAATGCTTTGTAAACATCTTCAAATCCAGAGTCTCTGATATCTTTCTGGTTTGAGTCGCCCAAGATAAAATATCTAGTGTGACGACCTATTCTGGACAATATACTTACAAGTTCGCCTCGTGTGTCATTTTGCGATTCATCGGTTATCACAGCACATCTATGGAATGTTAAGCCACGGACAAAGTTTACGGGAACTGCTTTTATATATTCATTTGTTAGTAGATGATTTATATCTGTTTTAGATAAAATTTCATTCAGCTTATCCATCATAGGCATCATATATGGCATGAATTTCTCAGTTTCATCGCCTTTCAAATAACCGATGGATCTTGAAGAACTCTCAACAACGGAACGGATATATATTATTTTATCAACGTGACCCGCTTTTAATAGTTCCAATGCTGAAAACACTGCAAGATGCGTTTTTGCACTGCCTGCTGGTCCATCTACAAACACCATATTGGTTTTAGGATTTTGAGTCAAGAAATAAAATTTCTGTTGATTGTCTGTCATGGGGAAGTTATTTCTAAGAACCAGATTTGAGCAATCAAATTGTTTTTTAATGTGTTCAGAAAAATCTTCTGTGACATCTCGTTCCTTCCTCTTGCGAGGTGCTTTTTTAATAGCCATGTATTATTACTTAACCAAAATCGCTTGCAATTCGATAATTGTCTGATAAGTTAATATCATTATGAGAGTAAGTTTCAGCGGAACAAGTTGCACGGGAAAATCAACATTAGTGAAAGCCTTTCTAAAAAAATGGCCGATGTATAAGACCACCGCTAAAACATACCGCAATATTCTAACAGAGAATAATCTGGAACATTCATCGAAAACAAATGCGGAAACACAGCTTTTGATTCTTGACTGGATGACCGAAACATTGGAGGAAAATAAAGATGAAAAACATGTCATTTACGACAGAAATCCCCTAGATAACCTAGCATATTCTCTATATGCTGCGGAAAAAGACCTGATTTCCGAAGAAGTTTTAGGACTCACCGTTGATATCGTTCGTCGTTCCCTTAAAAATCTGGATATTATATTCTGGTTGAAATATGATCCCGCTATCAAAATCGTGAACGATGGGACACGCGACTCCAACCTCAATTATATTCGGGAGATTGATGACATCTTCGCAGGACTTTATGAACAATACTCCGATCATCTGGAGAAAACGCCATTTTTTATTGCTGAAAATTGTCCAGCAATCATTCCGATTGACATGACAAATTTAGATGACAGAATTGAGTGGATTGGAGAGTTCCTTGATCCGAAGGGTAATCTCATTGAGACAGGAGAAAGCGTTCTAGATCCCAAAAATCTGGATATGATGGAACAAATGCTGAAAGACCAAGGACTTTGGATTGAGAAGGATCAGCAATACAAGAATCTTACGGATCAGATCAAGAATTTTAAAATATGAGTGAAAAAATCGGGGTATCAATAATCACATGTAATCGCCCTGTGATGTTTAAAAAATGTCTGGATTCCATAAAGGATAATCCAGATTTAAATGAAATTGTAATCGTAAATGACGGGCTTGGTCACACATACCATCAATCACAAAAATATCCTTTGATTCAACACATCCCTGAAAAGCAAGGTGTCGCAAAATCAAAAAACGATGCTCTCCAATATCTATTGGGGATGGACTGTGACCACATCTTTCTCATTGAAGATGATATGTTTATTAAAGACCCAAACATTTTTCAAGCATATATCAATGCTTCCAAGAAGAGCGGTATTCAACACTTCAATTATTCGCAACATGGGTTTGCGAATAAAATTGGTGATAATATTGGGAATATCGTTCCAAATCCTAAAATAACAGTGAGATACGACAACATCGGAATCTCTTTTTATCAACACTGTGTTGGATCTTTTTCATATTATTCTAGAAAATGTTTGGAAGAGGTGGGGATAATGGATGAGCGATATTACAATGCTTGTGAACATGTTGATCACACGTATGGAATTATTAAAAAAAGATACCATCCTCCTTTTTGGTGGTTTGCTGATATTGAAAATTCTTGGGAATACATCGGTGATGATGGGTGGTCCATTGAAACGTCATCAATCTGTTCAAACCCATCTTTTACGGAATATATTAAAAATGCTGATAATATTTTCTTGGAAAAACATGGACATGTCCCTACACAGATTCAGATTTCTTCCGAAGAGCAATTTTTTAAATCTCTTAAACACCTCCGACAAACATGGACATAACTCTTTTATCTTGCATTTATAATACCCCATATTTAATCACTCCTTTATTCAAATCGTTTGATAAATATCACAAAAATTATAAAAAAGTTGTTATAAATACGTCAGATCAGAATAATTTAGAAAAAGAATGTGATAATATATTAGATAATATTGCGTTACATAAAAAAATTAAATTACGAGGGTCTTCCCATGGGGAAGCGGTCAATGAAGCACTAAAATTGATAGATACATCTCATGTATTATTAGTGGATTCAGATATTATCTTTCATAAAAGTTTTGACACAATATTAGATCGTATGATTGAAGGTGACTTTGCTTTAGGAGGTGAAATTGTTGGGAACAGAGGTGGAAAAGAATTATATCCCCGAATACAACCATGGTATTGTTATATCAATTTGACATTCCTAAAAAATAACAACATAAATTTTTTCGATAAAACCCGAACAATGAAATCAAAAGAAAGGGGGGTTAGAATATATGACATTGGTTCAACCATGTTTGAGGATGTTGACAACGCTGGAGGGTCTATTGCAAATTTTACAGTTGAAAATAAATACTTCAAACATTATGAAGGCATGTCTTGGCGAATTCAAAAATATGATCCTAATAATGGTGATACCGATATTGATATTGGTGGAACTCATGATAACCTGTTGTTGTATAAACACGGAATACAAACTAAAAACCAGTATGATGAAGAAATAAAATCGTTATGAACAAATATTTTGATAAAATTTATTGTATAAATCTTGATAGACGAAAAGATAGATGGGAAAAATGTTCGTCCCTGTTTGAAAGAAATAATATAGTCGTTGAAAGATTTTCAGCGATTGATAAAAAAAATATTAAAAACGAGTCTAATATAAACAATGGGCAATTGGCTTGTTTATCCAGTCATTGGAATATTTTAAATGACGCTTGGAAAAAAAAATACGATAAAATATTAATTTTTGAAGATGATGTTGTATTCAATGATGGGCTGAATTCTTTTTTTGATGCTAATATAGCAGATGTCCCCGATAATTGGAAATTTCTATATTTTGGAGGAAACCATTTAAATGGACTTTTACCAATTAAAAATAATGTATTTAAAATGGTGTCATCCTTGACGACACACGCATATTCCATTAAATGTGATATAATACCTGAAATATTAACTTTATTGGCACAAGCTAATGCACCCATTGATGTATATTATGCTGCGTTTCATAGAGAGTTTCCGTCTTATGTTTTAAAAAATGGTGAAAAATCTTTGGTGTGGCAAGATGATGATTATAGTGATATAGATGAATCAAAATGTGATTATACTTGGTTAAAATGAACATACAGTATTTAAAAAATAATTTTAGTCCAATCCAAATAAAAAAAATGTTTGAAATATTCACTGTAGGTCAAGTAGTGCTTGACATATTAGACAAATCCAAAACACTTTAATGATACCAGACCTTTCAATATGTATTCCGTGTTATGAAATGAGTGGAATGGGAGCTTCTCACCTATCTTATTCTTTGAATATTTTAAAATCACAAGAATGTGATTTTTCTAAAATTGAAATTATCGTGTCTGACCATTCCCTCGACAACGAAATTGAGAAATGTTGTGATAATTTCAAAGATTTGAACATCAAGTATTTTAAAAATTCGCATGGTCGGGGATCAATGTCGGCAAACTTAAATAGCTGTATTGAGCATAGTTCTGGAAAATATATAAAACCATTATTTCAGGATGACTTCCTTTATTGTCCAAATTCGTTGAAACATATTTTAAATAATTTAGAAGATGCTTGGTATGCCCATGAATACACGCATTTAAACGGCGACACGAATACATACTATAACCAGAGAACTCCTTATAGTAACGATAATTTTATTAGTGGGAACAATTCGTTGGGACCACCAACTATAATATATTTCCTGAATGATAATAATTATTTTGATGAAGAGCTATCATATATGATGGATACAGAATTCTATCATAGAATGATCATAAAATATGGACAACCAACTATTTTAAATAGTAGTATTCCTTTGGGAGTGGTGAGAACTTGGTCGGGACAGACAACCCAAGCAACCACACAAAACATGATTGACAATGAGCATAGATACATTAAATCCATATACAACAATATATGAT